CGGCTCGATTTCGTGGAGGTGGAGATATGAGCATCCAGCAGTTGAACAACAACGGAAGGATGACCATGGAGACGTCGTTTGAGTCCGTCGAACTCATGCCCGACGAAGTGGTCGCCGCAGTCCGCCAGCTCGCCGATGACTACGACGAAGCGCGCGAGAGCTACAACGGCGCATTGGCGAGGATCGCCGAAGTCCGCGGCCAGACCCAGCGCCTGATGGTCTGCTTGCACATGGCTGACTTGGCGGACCTGCCCGTCGAGGACCGCTTAGCCCTCGCGGTGGCCGAGGTTATGCGGCGACTCCCACCCGACGCACACCTTCCAACGGCCCTCCGTGACGCGTCGGACGTGCCCGGGCGTGTAGCCAGCCTCATGCAGAGCCGGGGCGACCCGCCGGTAGCATCGCCGGATTCCCAAGCATAGAAAGGTGGCAGGTCGGTGTAGCCGTTCTCCGTCGGCCTGTCGCCTACGGAGTCGTTCGGTCGGGCAAGTTGCCCGAACTCTAAGGATGCAAGGACCAAGATCATGGCACGATTTCAGAACCTCAGTGTTGGCAACCTCAGTATCGAGGAGATGTGCCGCATCGGCATCTTTGCGAGCAGCGCGGCCACGAACAGGGCGGTGCCCTTTCGCACCACCCAGAACGTGTACAGTGACGGCCAGCTTTCGACGATGGAAGTCCACGGCTCGTCAGACGCGAACTTGACGAGCGCGTACTCCGCCAAGTGCGGGCGGTACCGCCACGTCATCAACATCGGATCGAGCGGTGCCGTTGCCCACGAGACCTACGGCCTGATGGGCCAGCTCGTGGTCAAGCAGGCCACCTTGCAGCACCTCCACGCCGGACTGATCGGCACGTTCGAGGGACACACCTCGGGCGTGGTCATCAATGGCTCGTATGCCTACGGCGCGGCCGGCGTTATGGCGCGCGTCGGCGGCGGCGGTGCAATCACGGCCACCAAGCCGGTCTGCGGCATGGTGAGTTTCTGGAACGGTGCGGCTCTGGCCGGCGGCAAGAGCATCGGGTTCGGAAACGCCCACGTGACGACCGCGTGGAGCTACGGCTTTGCAAACGCCGTGGGCTCGGTGGTCGGAGACATGAAGGTGCAGGCGGAAGACGCCAACGGGCTCCCGTGCGTCATCTTCTCCGGTGCCGCGACCGACGACGCCGGCATTACGTCACAGGTCGGCGCGGACACCCTGTGGGCCGATGGCTCCATCTACATCAGCGTTGTGGATGGTGGCGGCAAGCTGTTCCTGAAGGTCGCCGACACGTGGACTGACCAGAAGTAACCATGCGTGACGAGACCAAACGGGGGGCAGGTATCCCCTGCCCCCAACCTTATCCGGGAGAGTAGCACATGAAACTGACTGTCGCGGAGCGGTTTGCGTTGCAGGGCGTGCTCCCCCAGGAGAGCAACTTCGTTACCTTACGGGTACTGAGCGCGCTGCGCGAGGCGCTGTCCTTCGGCGAAGACGAGATCCAGGGTCTGTCGTTGATGACCGAGGGCGAACAGGTGAAATGGGACTCCGAGGCTGACGGCGAGGGTACGGAGATCGAGGTCGGGGAACTTGCGACCCAGATCATCCGCGACGCTCTCGTCGCCCTGGACAAGGGCAACAAGCTCAGCGTGCAGCACTTGACCCTGTACGAGAAGTTTGTGTGCAGTTGAAGGATGCCAGGGGCCGGGCACTGCTTGGCCCCCACCCTTCTGCCGGAGGAGACGATGGACAGCCTTCCCGAGACGATCTACTGTGGCACGGCCCGGACTGTCCCGGTCACGAAGACGACGGGCGTTCAGGACGAGATCAGCAGATTGGCCATTGAGACATCGGTTCTGGAACTCGTGTTGAGCCAGTGCGCCGAGTGCCCGGGTGTGCGCTACATCGCAATAGGCCCCTCGGCATGTGGCTGGCACATCATTATTCACGTCGTAACTGACTTGCCCATCAAGGACGCGCTGCGCCATGAGGCAGCGCTACAGGCGCGTATGCAGACCGCCCTGTCGGCTCCCCAGGCTGCGCAGTTTGTCGTGTTCGTCTACGCGAACACCGAACTGTGTCCTTACGCCAAGTATGCTCCCGAAGGGATGAAGTCCCCCTCAAACGGCTCGGAATCCGCTGATACGGCTCATACGGAGGATCGCATGGCGACGCGCAAGGGCGTTCCGAAGCGAGACGGGAGCGGCAAGGGCTGCCGGGCGAATCGGGGCCGTGGCGGGTGTAAGACAACCCGGCGCACCGGCAGGGGAAAGAGGTAGCATGTCCCGTTCACGACGCAAGCGGCCTTTCTTCGGCAACACGGGCGCGCAGTCCGAGCGCGGGGCGAAGAAGCGCGCGCACAAGCGGCTGCGGATGAGGAACTTCATGGCCGCCATGCAGGCGCTCCGGGACGAGGCAGACCCGGAGATCGAGTCCCGGATGCGCAGTGTGAGTGACCGTTACTGGTGGCCGAAGGACGGCAAGAGCTACCGGCCGCAGGTGGCCGATTCCCCGGAGGACATGGCGAAGTGAAGCACGTCCACTGGATCACCGCCGAGCCCTACAACTGGCCGGTGCTCATCTACGTGGGCACCTGGGCGCAGTTCAGAGCCTACCTGCGCCGAAGCGAGTGGAAGGTAGACATGGGCGAGGGCCGGTTCGATGGCGGCTTTCACGCTGCGCTGTACAACCCCAGGCTGGGCAATGCGTCCGTGGTCTGGCTGCCCATAGACCCGCGGGAAACGATGCAGGGCGTCCGGGCGCTCTCCCATGAGCTTCTGCACGCCGCGTTCTCGATCCTGCGCACGGTCAAGGTGCCCATCGGCTACCGCAACCAGGAGGCACTCGCCTACCTGCACGAGGGCCTGAACCGCCTCGCGCACAGGGAGTTGAACGCATGAGCTATCATGTCGGCTCTCCGCGCATTGGCATCCCGCGCTTCGATTCGAGCATCGAGGGCGATCTTGCGAACGCACAGGTTCAAGATGCCATTGCCCGGAGTTCTATCAACAGAGACGTATTCGGTCATTCCCGGAGCCCTTCACCCATGGTTGCAGTCGTGTGGCCAGATGGGTTTGTTGAGGAGGTCTATCCTATATCCTACTGTTACCACTGTCATCGGACGCGTTCGGTCATTGACTTCCTGATCGACCCACCCTATCAGTTCCACAACTCTCTGTGCGCGGACTGCCTCCGAGAACGGCTCCGTCCGCTGTGGGAGGAAGTGAGCCGGCAGATGCGCGGGGAGGTCGTTGCTGCCGAACAGGAAGCCGCAAGACCTGAGAGGAATCTGATCGCGGCGATGCTCGCCATGCGTGTGGACCTGCGCAAGGCGAAGCAGTTCGAGTTGGCCGACCGTATCCGCGACCGGCTTGCAGAACTCGGCGTCGAGGTAAGGGACGGAAGCGCATGATCCACCAGATCAACTACACGCCCGAGCCCACGCCCAAGCGCTTCCACCACAGCAACGCCCAGCGGCGCGGCATTATGGGACCTATCGGGTCCGGCAAGTCAACGGCGTGCTGCATGGAGGTGCTGTCCCGGTCCATGCGGCAGAAGCCCGACGCCCAGGGTGTGCGACGCACGAGGTGGGCCATCATTCGCAGCAGCTACCCGCAGCTCCGGTCAACAACGATCAAGACCTGGCAGGAGTGGATACCGCAGGGCGTGTGCCCCATTGTCTACCGCGCCCCCATCGAGGGCCGCATGAACATCCGGCTGCCCGACAAGACCATCATGGACATGACCGTGCTCTTTCTCGCCCTGGATCGGCCACAGGACACTGAGAAGATCACGTCTCTGGAACTGACGGGCGCGTGGATCAACGAGGCGCGGGAGACGGGGCCGGAGGTCATCCGCGACATCTTCTCCCGCACAAGGCGCTACCCGCCCAAAAAAGTCGCGCCGCTGACGTGGGGCGGGATCATCATGGACACCAACCCGCCTGACGATGATAGCTGGTGGTACGATCTGGCCGAGAACGAGAAGCCGCCGGGCTGGCAGTTCTTTCGCCAGCCCGGGGCGCTCTTGCCCGTGCGTGACGCAATGGGCCGGGTTGTCAAGTATAAGGCTCATCCCAAGGCCGAGAACGTGCAGCACCAGCCGCTCGGGTACGAGTACTGGATGGGCCAAACCCACGGGGTCGATCCCGAGTGGATAATGGTCCACTGCTGCGGCCAATACGGCTCGGTGTTCAGCGGCAAGCCGGTCTACCAGGGGGTGTACAGCGACGCACTTCACGTCGCCACGCAGCCTCTGGGCGTCTACCGGGGCCGGCCCCTGTTCCTGGCGTTCGACTACGGGCTCACCCCGGCCTGCGCCATCGGCCAGCTTACACCGTCCGGGGAACTACGGGTGCTCCGCGAGCTCCAGTGCCAGCACGGCGGGCTGAAGCAGTTTCTCGCCGATGCGGTCAAGCCGCTGCTGGCCAGTCTGTTCCCGGGGATGCCGGTGATTGCAACTGGCGACCCCGCCGGGGAAGCGAAGTCCCAGCCCGACGAGACTACCTGTGTTGACATTCTTGAGCAGGCCGGATTTCCCTATACGCGAGTGCCAACAAACAAGCTCGTGCTGCGGCGCGAGGCCGTCATGGATCGGCTCACGCGGATGGCCGGCGACGACCCCGCGTTCATCCTCGACCCATCGTGCAGGATCCTCCGGCGGGGCTTTCTGGGCGGGTACAAGTTCGAGCGGGTGCAGGTCACGGGCGAGACGCGGTTCAGGGACCAGCCCGCGAAGAACAAGTTCAGCCATCTCCAGGATGCCCTTGCGTACCTTTGCCTGCTGGTGGACACCGTTCAGACGCATGAGCCGGCGGTTGTGGCGCCCCCGCCCGTGCCGACGTGGGCAGGGCTGTCATAGCGGCACATCCGGGGGTGCTACATCTTGACATCAGGTAGCCCGCTCGATAGAGTGTATCGTATGGCGTAGTTCTCAGGCCCTCTGGGCGAACCGGACCATGCTCCAAGTCATGTCGAACGCGCAACTTGAGGCAGACGAGCAGGCAGAGCTTGCCGCCGAGAAGCAGCGCGACAACCCCGTGCTCACAGCCCTTGCCGAACACGTGCGCAATGCCTTCAACGAGGCCGAGGAGCACAAGCAGAAGGCGGGGGTGGCCGAACGGCTTCTGAAGTCGCGCAGGCTCCATTCGGGCGAGTACGAGAAAGAGACGCTCCAGGCCATTCGGATTCGGGGCGGCACGGAGCTCTTTTTCAACATCACGGGGCCGAAATGCGATGCCCTCGAGGCGTGGATGAACGACGTATTCGCCTCCTCAGCGGACCGCCCCTGGGATGTCGTCCCGACCCCGATCCCCTCGCTGCCGGTAGACCGCACCGAACGCATCCTCAAAGAGGCAGAAGTGGCGTTCATGGGCCGCCTCCCCCCGGAGCCATCGAGAGACGCGCCAGTCGATGAGAGTCAAGCCTACGCTCAAGAGGTCAACACCGTCGCTCAGGAAGTGCAGGACTTCGCCAGCGACCTCTACGACAAGATGCTGTCTGAGACGTTCGCGGACGCCAAGAAGCGGACAGAGCGCATGGCGCGCAAGATGGAGGACCAGACCGTCGAAGGCGGGTTCGTGGACGCCCTGGCGCAGTTCATCAAAGACCTGGCCATCTACCCGTCGGCGATCCTCAAGGGGCCGGTGTTCGTCCGGCAGAAGCGTCTTGCATGGGAGAACGGGCAGGTCGTCGTCAAGGAGGAGGTCATTCCGACGTGGTATTGCCCGGACCCGCAGGACTTCTATCCCGGCCCGAACGCCCGGAACGTCCACGAGTCGTGCATCTGTGAGCGGGTTCACTATGACCGGCGGAGCCTCTCGGAGATGCGTGCCGTTGAGGGATGGAACGCGGACGCTATTACGGCGGTCCTCAGCAAGCCAGGAACAGGAACGTCCACGACCGATACCGCCGAGGAATCCGAACGGGCCAGATTGGAGGACCGGGACCCGACGCACAGGTCCGGGCTGCCCGCGGACACGCTGGAGGCCATCGAGTTCTGGGGGAGCGTCCAGGGTGCCATGCTGAAGCAGTGGGGTCTGAAGGGCGTAGAGGACGAGACGAAGTACTACGAGGTCAACTGCGTCCTGATCGGCGACACCATTGTGCGGGCGGTTCTCAACCCGCACCCCCTGGGGCACCGGCCGTACTACGTGACGAGCTTCAGCAAGAAGCGCAGTTCTCTGTGGGGGGTCAAGAGCCTGCCGGAGAAGCTGCTTGACTGCCAGGAGGGCACGAACGGCGCGCACCGCCATCT